CGGTCACACCCATCTCGGTCGTGTCCATGCCCATGATGTCGTCGTCGTGAAGCGTTGCCTTTGGAGGCTTGGGAACCGGAAACGGCTCGCCGCAAACCACGCATTCCTTGGCAGATATATGATTCAACTCGAAGCATTGCTCACATGCCTTGACCGGCGCTTCGCCAGTCCCCTTGCCAGCCTTCTTGGGATTGACCGCCGTGATGGGGCCGTGCATCTCAACAACACCGGCAAAGTCCAACACAAGGCAGTGGTCGGTATGTGACTTGGGACGCATTCCGCGTCCGGCCATCTGCACATACAGTCCAGTGGACATGGTGGGCCGAAGCATTGCAATCAGATCAAGGTCTGGATGGTCGAACCCGGTGGTCAGCACGTTGGCGTTTGTCAGCGCCTGAATTTCTCCAGACTTAAACCCTTTGATGATGCGCTCACGTTCTGCCTTCGGCGTCTCCCCGACTATGCAAGCCGAGGTAATCCCGCGAGCGGCAAGGATGTCCGCCACGTTTTGCGCGTGCTTAACGCCAGCGCAGAAGAATAGCCAAGACCGGCGATCACCGGCCAAGCCGATAACCTCGTCCACCGTTGCCACATTGTGATCGTCGGTATTTACGGCGGCTTGCAGTTCGCTCTCGATGTACTCACCGCCGCGTTTGTGTACACCCTCAACAGATAGCTTGTGATTGGTTAGCTTCGACCGCAGCGGTGCGAGAAAGCCCTTGAAGATAAGCTCCTCAATGCTGACCGGCGCAATGATGTGGGAAAACAGCGCACCGTCGTCGGTGATGTAGCCATGGCCCAGCCGGTACGGCGTGGCCGTCAGCCCCACCACCCGCAGCGCCGGGTTGATGAGTGTTAGGTCGTCAATCAGCTTTCGGTATCCGCCCTCGTCCCGGTGGGAAATCAGGTGGCAATTATGGACCGCTACGCCCCCAGCGAAATAAGAAGGGTGTCCACTGACTTGAAGGTTGAATACAGATCGAGAGCCTTTTGATTTGACACGCGAAACACTTGCCACCCCAAGCGCACCAGTAGTTCCGATTTCCGCCGATCCTGTTCCTGTCTCTCCAATGTTCTGTGGCTCCCCCCATCTATCTCTATCGCTATCATCATTTCCTTGTTGGCTATGTCTATCTTGTAATGATTTGGATAAACCCCGTTTCTGTGCCCCTGCCTCGTGGGGACAGAAAGCTCTGCCTCCCATCCCAACCCAAGAGCGTGCAAAAGCGCCAGATGCGGCAAAGGAAGCAATTGCCCGTTTCCTCCACGTCGAATAGGCTTGTGCTTTATTTCCTTCAGCCTGTTGCTGATTTTCTTTCGAGCCTGAGCGTCCAAAACTGTCGGGTGTGATCTCTTCGCACACCCTACTGAGCAAAAATTTTGCTTGGTCCAAAGAGATTCCTGCATTGCAGACTTTACTTTTCCATTCTCGTCTTCTCGTATCCAAGGTGTGAATTCTCTTCCACAGCAAGGACACATCTTCGATGCCAAATAGATGCGTTCCGTCCTCCAAGGAGCGAGCTTCAACCCATCCGTTTCCTGTAAAGAACTTGTGATTTCCTGTGCATTTAATTTTTGTCCCGTCATTTAATTTCACCTCGTATACTTCATCAGCCTGTCTATGCGAGATAGACTCTACCTCCCCGCACCCTGCTAGATTATATAATATGTCGCCGCACCTCACTTGGTCAATACGTTTCTGCCCAGATGGGGTGGAAACTAAAGTGTCCCCAGTAAAACACTCATCCACCATGATCAGATCAATGTGCCCGATCTGTCGCGCCCGCTTTCGAACCGACTGAATGCCAGCGAAGGTGATCGGCTCGCCAATATCCCTGCGCCCCATGCCCGCCGAGTAAATACCGAGCGGCGCGTCGGGCCAGTGCAGCCGCATCTTCTCTGCGTTCTGCTCGATCAGTTCCCTGACGTGGGTCAGCATTAGGATGCGGGTCTCAGGCCAGTTGGTCAGCGCGTCCTTGCACAGCGCCGCAACAATGTGGCTCTTACCTGACCCGGTGGGCAACTCAAGGCACGGGTGCCCCTCGTTACCCGCCGCGAACCACTGGTAAAGCTGGTCGATGGTGCGTTGCTGGTACTCACGGAGCATCAGACCACCCCCTCAACCACTGCGCCGGGGAACGCTGCCCGTGCAGCTTGCACATCTTCGTTCGCGCAGGACTCACCACCGGCAACCAGTTCCTTGCTGCTGAATGTGAACGCATCGCCCTCGCCGTTGCGGATGTCCACGCCCCTGATCTCATAGACCGCCTCGTGGGGGTCGACGCTATCTTTCTGAGGCCACGGCACCATGTCGGGATGCAGGACGTGGCTCTCGCAGCCGGTCGCCTGAAACTCTAGGGGAATGTCGCTGGCGTCCCAACGGGCGCACGACCATGTGCCATCCTTCTCCGGCGTGGCGTGGGCGCATGTCCGGCAATTAACTTGCTCTGTTAGCTGGCGCTCATGGCAGAAGCTGTGCGCGGGGCACCACTTGCATTGATACCAGCTTGGGTCAGCCGAGAGGGGGTCAGGCATACGCTCCGCCAGTGCAACCCGGTGGCCTCGGTCCTTCAGGGCTTCCGCAGCCTCCTTGTCGAACTTCACCCGCTCGGTGTAAAGCCGGTCGTCGTCCTTGCAGACGGCTAGGTAAAGCGCGCGCTTGATCCCCGTGCCGAGCATGTATAGCTGCATCTGCGCCCAGTGCTGCGGCTTGCTGGCCTTGACCTCCTTCTTCACGAGGTCGTCAAATGATTTTTTTGCGTGAGTTTTGAACTCGGCAACGTGGCGCGTCTTCTCTGCGCCGGGAACGCCGCTCTCGATGGTGCCGTCGGTAGACCCGCCGACGTGCGACCCGAGGTCAACATGTTCCTGATGGCAGGAGAACTTAACGCCGATGGCCTCCAAGTCAGATATGATGGTGGCTTCCTCGTTGTGGCCGCGACGGAACAAACGCAGCACACGACCGGGGAACTTCTCCTTCACCGCCCACCGGAACGATAGCCACAGCCAGCGTTCGCACGGGTGGCCCAGCAGGGAGCAGCCGAGGTGGCCGCGCGGGCTTTCCGTGCGTCCCTCGTGGCTGGCATCAATCAGCGCGGCGATGTTGTAAATTGGCTCTGGAATTTTAACCATGAAAAGTGGCCGAGAGTTTCCCCCCGGCCCTCCTTTATTTTGCCCAAGGTGCCGACGTTGCTGGAGCAGCGGCGGGTGCAGGTGCGGAGACGGGTAGTACAGAACCCTCAATGGCCCTGAAGCCCTTAACCTCGTTTCCAGCCCCGTAGGTCGGGTCATTTTTGACCGTGACCTTGATGGACAAATTTCCACCGATCAGTTCGTCGGTGTCCTCAAGTTTCTGAACACCAATGGCACGCATGATTTCACCCAACTGTTGGCGACCGATCTCTTCGGCCTTCGGGTTAGGGTTGCGGGTGTTCAGATTGGTAAACACCACGCGCCCCTGATGCTCTGGGCCAGTGATGTCGAAACGAACGGAGATGTACTTGCCCGTTCCCGCCTTCGTATCGCGAAGCTCCGCGCCCGCGATGGCGACCGTGTACCAACCGGCAGGAACCGGATCAAAGTCCCGCTTTTCTGCCACCGGCATGTCGTTAAGGTCGATTGTTTCGCCCAAAAATCCCATAATTCTACTCCTGAATAATTGAAAATGAAGCCCGTCCGGGCTGGGTGGTAATACCGCCTAGTAGCGGCCCAGTGATCGACTTGTCTGCGTTTTTCCACGCTGACATATTGACCTCTGGTTTCCAGCGAAACAGGGAAGACAAGTGATCCGTTAACCCCTCCTCCGCTGCAATGTCTTGGATGCGTTCGCTGTCAACTTTGCGGGTCATGCGTCCAGTAATTTTTATCTTGTAACCGCCGTCCGTTTCGACCTTCTCGGTTCCCTCCATGCTTTCGGCAACGCCAATCAAAGAGAGCAGTTGATCTTCCAGCTTTCGGCGATTTTCGGTTGCAACCTTTTCTGCTTCCTTCGCAGCAAGCCAGTTCTTAGCTAGGTCGTCGATCATTTGACCCTCTCAATCAGCCAATCATACTTTTCAACTGTCGCATCACATGATGAGCAAGCAAGCGCGGTCCAAGCAAAATTGCTGACGTGAGTTTTCTGCAAGCAGCTAGGGCACACAATATCTTTTCCTTTTTTCCCTGCGTGGGTCCACTTCGGCACATTCTCCAAGTTTGCTTGACCTCTAAACGCTCCTATCCCCCTTAAATACTGAACACCCTGTTTCTCGGCGGGCTTGCTTCTAAACCAGTCAAATATATTCATGATGCACCTCCTGCTTTGCTGATGATTTCGCCAAGGTCCGGTGACTCCCATACCTCGACGCCCCGAACTCGGCTTTTGGCTTGCCACAGTCCGTCTGTGTCACACATGAGTGCCCGCTGGGTTGCGCCCTCCGCGTCCTTCTCCACGCGAAGCGCCGCCACAATATCGAACTGATACGGCAGCGCCTGACCCGTCTTGTTTCCCGGCATTGATGGGCTGTAGAGCATACGCCCAAGCTCATCCTGCGATTTCTCCAGCTTGGCGGTCATAAGGACGTGCTTGGGTAGATCGCGGAACGACCGAATAGCCTCCGCCATCGTCGTCTGCATCTCACCGTATGCAGCGCGTGGGTCTTTGTTTACCTTCTTCTCATTGCCCAAACAGACCTCCGCGATCTCTGAGATGGAGTCGATGGCTACACTTGCAAACTGCTTGGCCTCCTCGCTCTCAGTCAGCCACGCGTATGCCTCGCGCAGAGTGTCCATGCTCTTCACCTCGATGAAGGGTATGTTTTGGTCCGAAATAGAGAGCAGACCGCCCTCCGCCGATAGGATCACCGGGCTTGGTAACGTCGGAATCAGGCACGTCTTGCCTGTCCCAGCTGCGCCATAGACCAGCATTTTTATGCCAGCGCTCACAACAGTGTTCGTTGATTGCAGGTTGATTGCCATTTTTCTCTTCTCCTTCTGTTAGTCAAAATAACGGTCATTTTCGCAGAGCGAACGCGCGCTCTCCAGATGATCGTGGATCAGGTGGGTCTTCGTCGTCCTCGTAGCATCGCAGACAACCTTGGCTGACCATGTCTACGATGGAGGCGTAGCACCAGACACAGAAGGCGACGGGGCAGATGCCAAAGTTCCCGGCGATGCCGCCCTCGCCTTCAAGATCAACGTCCGATTCGCAGATAGAGCAGGTTAACCCTGCCCCCTCTTCTTCTTGTTCATCCCGCGCCATTGCGAGAGCGGCGGTCACAAGACCTTGGTCGTCGGTCATGGCTTCGGTTGAGTCCATTACTTGTCCCCTTTTTTGTCAGTAAATTTCTCGACCATTTGCAGAACCATTTTCAGCGGCCCTATGTGCATGAAAATTCCCTTTTCCGCACACCACTGATCCCCAGTGTTTGTGATAGTCCAGCCAGCTAGTTTTGCATCATCTACGTTCATTATCATTCTCCTGTTAATCGCGGTCGGATCATCCGGTGGCGATTTGGTATTGTGTTTATACAAGTTGTGCCCTATCGTGTAAACACTTAATTCAACATGAGGAAACCAAACATGACCACCGATGAGGCAATTCTGTATTTCGGCGACCGCAAAAAGATGGCGGAAGCACTGGGGATTTGGCCCCACGGCACCTATCGCTGGGGCGATCATCCGCCCAAGCTGCGCCAGTTTGAAATTGAACGCTTGAGTGATGGGGAGCTAAGAGCAGAGGCATGAATATCTTTTACCTAGATGAGTGTCCGGTCGAATCAGCCAAGGCGCAATGCGACAAGCATGTGGTCAAAATGATCCTTGAGACCGCGCAGCTACTCAGCACCGCTCATCGCGTGCTAGATGGTGACGAGCGTGCCGATGCCGATGGGCTGTACAAGGCCACGCATAAAAATCACCCCAGTGCTGTGTGGGCTAGAGAATGCGCTGGAAATTATTACTGGGCCCATCAGCATTTAGCCGCGCTTTGTGCGGAATATACCCGTCGATATCACAAAACGCACAAAACAGAGCGATTGCTGCACCACTTGTGGCAGCATCCTAAAAATATCACTCACGGTGATTTCACGCCTCCGCCGCAATGTATGCCCGACGCGTACCAGTGCGGCGACAGTGTTGCGGCATATCGAGATTACTATCAGCAGGACAAGCTGTCACAGCCTTGGGCAAAGTACGCCTACACGGAGGAACCCGCATGGGCGATGTGATGGAGACCCTCGACCAGCGCGAGAAACAGCACGGCGATTTTCGGGATGTCTCGCGGGTATCTCAGTCCATCAAGGGGGCCATTTCTGTTGGCACTCTCTCCGCATACCAGCGTGAATCCCTCGATATGATCGCCACGAAGATGGCCCGAATTGTCTGCGGCGATCCTCACAACGCGGATCACTGGCTCGATATAGAAGGCTACGCTAGACTGGCGCGAAATGAACTAGAGGAACAGAAATGACAAAAGTCACCGACATATTCGGCGGGCCGTTCGTCCCGGTCATCAAGCGCGTCGATCCGCCCGAGCTTCAACTGGCTGACTCCATGCGTTCGGCTGGCATTGATCCCCCGGCGAAACTCAAGATCGACGGCCAGATGCATAGGTTCTCCACCAAGGGACGCGCGGCAGATGATTCGGGTTGGTACATTGCCTTCCCAGATAAACCCGTGGCCGGGCGCTTCGGGTGCTGGCGGGACGGAATCGACGCTGTTTTCCGCGCTGATATAGGACGGGAATTAACCGCAGCCGAGCAGATGGCTATTGCCCGGCGACAATCGGAGGCAAAGGCCGAGCGCGAACGCGTCAGGGCCAAAAAGGCCGACGTTGCTGCGGTGACCGTCGAGACCATCTGGCGTGACGCAATCGCAGCCAGCCCGGATCACCCATACTTGAAGAAAAAGGGCATCGAACCCCACGGCGCGCGCCTGACCGGCGATGGTCGCCTTATTGTCCCCCTGTTCGCAGAGGGTGGCGGGCTATCCTCGCTCCAATATATTTCAGAGAATGAGAAACGATACCACCCCGGCGGCTCCACAAAGGGTTGCTCATGGGTGCTAGGTGAGATCGACGCTGGCCCGCTGTTCGTCGCCGAGGGCTACGCCACGGCGGCTACCGTCCACGAGGTATCCGGTCGGCCCTGCATGGTAGCATACTCCGCTAACAATTTGGTCGATGTGGTTCGTCAGGCCCGCGAGGTCCACGGGATGGCGCACGAGATCGTGATCGTCGCGGACAATGACGCATCAGGCGTCGGTCGCGCTATGGCCGATCAGGCTTCCGCCAAGCACGGCGGGCGCATCGTCATGCCCTCAATAGAGGGAGATGCGAACGATTATCATCAGTCTGGCGGCGATCTGTTGGGCCTTCTGTTTCCGCCATCCGACGACTGGCTGGTCCCAGCGGATGCATTCTCCGAGCAACCCGCCCCAATCAACTGGCTGGTGAAGCAGTGGATACAGCGCGAGGCGTTGATCATGGTCCACGGCCCCAGTGGCGGGGGCAAAACATTCATGGTCCTCGATATGGTGCTGGCGATTGCATCACGGGGCGCAGTCCCCGAGTGGTTTGGCAATAAAGTCCGCCACGGTACGGTGGTTTATCTGGCCGGTGAGGGCCATCACGGCCTTCGGGGCCGCGTGGCAGCGTGGAAGCAGCACAAGGCCGTCACAGGGCTGGATATGTGGCTCTCTCGGCATGGTCTGGACCTGAATACCCCGGCGGGCTTTCAAAAGGTCGTAGATTCCATCCGCGCCTTGCCAGAGGTGCCGGGCGTGATCGTGGTGGATACGCTGCATAGGTTCCTCGATGGCGATGAGAATAGCTCAGTGGATGCCAAATCAATGCTGGATGCCTGTTCAGCCCTGATACAGGAATTTGGGGCGTCAGTCATGCTGGTCCATCACACAGGCGTCTCAGTAGAGGCCCAGCATCGCGCACGGGGGTCGTCAGCATGGCGCGGCGCTTTGGATATTGAGATCAGCGTCGTTCCGGGCGAAACTATCGAGATTCTCCAGCGGAAATCAAAAGATTCAGAGGAAGCCAAGCCCATCTGGGTGGAGCTGAAAAGCGTTCCCATTACCGGCTGGCTGGACGAGGATGGCGAGCAGGTGACCAGTGCGGTATTAGAGCGCGCAGAAGAGCCTGTCCGGGCGAAGAAGGATGGCCCGCTGATCAAGCATCAAAAAACGCTTGCCAATGCGTGGTGGGTGTCGGGTGCCGAAATAAGCGAAGGCGCTCCCTATCTCACCCGATCCGCTTTGGCGCGGAAATTAGAAGGCGACGGGATGGCAGAGAGAACAGTCGAAAACATGATGAATCCATCATACGATAGTAAGTTAATTGGTGCTCTAATGATGGCAAATATGATTGACAAGCATCGAGATGGATGGGTTGTGACGGACCAAATATGGGCAGCTTCGATGCTCATAAGTCGAGCACCCCAATCACCCTAAGTAGCACCCTAGGGTGTTTTAGGGTGCTGGCGACAGGAACCGCAGAAACGTGCACCCCAAACACCCCCCCTTCCTTTAGGAAGGGGGTGGAGGGGTGCTCTGCGTGTTGGGGGTTTTAGGGTAGGGTGATTTTAAGATTTTAGGTCTTGGCTTTTGGTCCGGGCTTGATGGTTTCAGGCCAGTCGCCATGACCTACCTTCCCGCCAGTCAGTCGATCAAGGTCGGCACGTCTGGCAATTGACGGAATGCTTTTCCCTAGCACCCAATTGCTGACGGCCTGTCGGGATACGCCACAGGCGCGAGCGGTTGCACTCGCCCGACCATGCTCTAATCTTAGCCAAACCTTCAGCTTGCGCGAGTTCCTCATATCAGCACCAGCGCAATATAGCCTAGCGCTGCCATAGAGGCCCAACAGAGCGCGATTGCTGTATAGAGTAGTGCGGCAGTGGCCCCGAATTTGATCAACGGGCCGTGGTGGTGACTTGAGAGGCGTTTTAGGGTCATTTTCCCCACCCCAACGCTATGCCGATCTTCGTGCCAGTATCGACGTGAAAATTAACGGCCAGTTCGCTGGAGATTTTCGAGATTTCCCCGGCTAGGTCGTCGCTGTCGAGCGCGTCATGTAGGCGCTCATAAATATAGGCAACGTCTACTCGGCTGTCGAATTTGTCCATTGTCTTAGTCTCCGTGGTTGGGGTTGTTGGGTTTAATTATACGCATTGAGCCAATTGCACTCGGGGCACTCGAACCATTCTGACGCCGGGGCGTCTTCGCCCTCAATGTCCTTCCCTAAAACTAAATCGAATTTATCGCTGACGTGTTCGCACGAATTGCACTCTAATTTTTGTTTGGTCATGTCTTGGTTCCTTATGTTTTTGGGGTTGATTAGATCGCGGAAACACTGCCGACGTAGACTTCGCGATAGCCTACGAAACTGCCGAACTCGGCAAGCGCGGCGTCATACACGTCGTCAAGGTCGGTGCCGGTTGGCAGGTCTAGGTATTCCCGCCCGGCGTGCGTGTGGTCTAGGTAGTAAAGATCGATGGTGTATGTGTGGTCTGTCACGTTCTGCACTCCTCTGTTGGTTGGTAAATCCTCGCTCATACGCCCCACGATGGTAGGGCGCATGGTGCGAAGACTTACAGGGTTCGGAATTTACCGTCTTCACCTCTTAATTTGATCTCGGTACACCCGGCGTTTGGCATCCCGAAGTCATCGAGAGGTTCAAACCCCTCAAAATCCCCGAAGAGCGTACCGGTGTAATAGAGTTCCCCGTCATCGTCGAGAAGCTGGAAGTCGGTTTCGTTTGCCGTGTGGCGCGACTTGTTGCTCGGCCCCGTGAGACCCTTCTCTACGTCGTTTATGTGGTCGGTGGTGATGATCCAATTATATTCGCTAGTCATGTTAGGCGTCCTCTTGCTGGTTTTCGTTCTTGCTTGCCATGGAAATCTGATTTACCCAAAATGCGAGCTCGCCGCGCAATCCCTGTCCGACAGGCGTGCTCGCCGGAAAGCCAAGCATTGTGCTGCGTATGTTGGCGATAATGCCGGGCGCATCTTCCGCGCCGAATTGACGAAGGTACGCGCGCCCGTCTTTTATGCCGTCGATGTAATACTCGGATACTGTGTTCATTGTGTTAACTCCGGTTGATTAAAAGCACTCACTGGTACGCCGGTCGCCCGGCGCACTGTGAAGGCTCAGTCGGCGAGCATGTTAGAGGGTAGCTCAGGTGACCCCCAGCCATACCACCGAGCGCGACTGCTGTTGGCGTCCACGTCCGCGAAGTGAGCCCACTCATAACCGCCGTAAGGGTTGGCGCGGAATACTTGATGATCCGTGCGCGGGTTGGCGGGTTTAGGTGCGACAAGCGCTAGCGTGCCGTCGTGCAGTATCATGGTCGTAACGGCCATTATGCCACCTCCTGATTTTCGCTAAGATGTTCCGCAATCTCTTCCCAGTTTACGTCTGAGATGAAAGCCCGGGCGAAATCCAGCGTGACGCGGTGACCGCCGCCGACTTCGAGTATTTCGTTAGCCATCTCTTCCACAGTCGCTGCGGAGACCCACTCGACGTCAGTGTCCCAGCCATCGAAAATCTCAAGATTGACGCGCCAAGTCGCATAGTTAGTCCATCCATTGTAGGTGGTGTCGGTAGTCATGTTCTCATTCTCCTGTTGGTTACGTTGGGTAAGCACTCACTACTGAGCCGCGCGAAACGGCTCAGGGTCAGAGCTTATCTACAATCTAGGCCGTATGCGGATTCGATTTTCTCGCCGCAATGGTCACAATCTAGGTCGGGATCTTCCCAATTTACATCGCTACCGGCGGCGTCCCATCCATCGTGCGCGGCTGTAACCGTCGAATGAGCGATAGCGCGCCACTCGGCTCTAACGCAATCAACGCACAACGCGCCGCCGTCGGTTGTAACTACAAACATTGGATAACCGCCCGGCCAAGCATATTTGTTTTTGGCGGCGTACTTCACTGTATTCGGAATAATGTGTCGCATGTTCTTCGCTCCCAGTTGGTTACGTTGGTTAAGCACTCACTGGTGAGCCGCACGACACGGCTCACGGTGAGGGCTTTACGCGTAACGCGGATTGTTCGTTTTCAGGGCGATTTTACCGGCGGCTAGCCGCTCGTTTTCCGCTGGCGTATTGAGTGCCGGCAACATCGACAATGCGCGCACCATGTTTTTAATCGCGTACTTAGGTTGATTGCCTACGATTTTCCAAGCCTTGATCGTGTTCATGTTCTTGTCTCCTGTTGGTTATGTTGGGTAAGCACTCACTCATACCGCCCGACATGAGCGGCATGGTGCGAAGGCTTTTAGTAACTTTTTGTAGGGGCCTGTTTAGGTTGGCCATTCTCTAACAGAAACTCAAATTTGGCTTCCAGCCAGAAGACACGCTCGTCCGCGTCGTCGTCCCATGCGCTGGCGTCCAGCCAGTCGATGCAAAAAGTGTATTTTTCCGGGGTTGCATTCCATTCGTTCGCGTCGGCAATTGTTGGGTTGCTCATGTCTCTGTCTCCGCTCGTGTCAGGCCGACCAACTCATACATTTGATCATACTGCCCTGCCTTGTACGCGGCTTCCATTTGCTCGCACAGTACCTGAAAATCGTCTGGTGCTGCCTTGGCGGTGGTCTCTATTTGTTTGTTGGTCATAGTTTCGATTCCCTTGGTTGCGGTTCTTGATTGTATAAGGGCATACCTATTGGCATGTGTAAAGCCATTTATCCACAGGGTTGCAAAAAAGATTAAATGGGCAATATAATGCACATCAATGGGTTAGGGATTAAACAAATGCCTGAAATCGTCAAAAAGCCCCGGGGACGCCCAAAAGGCTCACAGAACCGCGCAACTAAGGAGATACGCGAAAAAGTGAATTGGGCTTTCGACAAGATCGCCGGGGAAAGTGGCGAGGGCCTGCTAACGTTGGCTGAAAGTGAGCCTGCTATATTCTGGTCGCTCGTTGCCAAGATCATACCCCAACAGGCAACGCTTGCCGTGAGCCACACGCTCATCGATCTAGGCGACGCGATGAAGGTGGCACGTGATCGCCTGGACCGAATGGAACCAGCCAACGTGATCGAGGCACAACCAGATGACGGTGATGAAAATAGTTGAGGGGGGGGGTATGGGGGGGGGCACCCCCGAGATTCCCGGCGCGGCGTCATGCCGATGGTGGTCACCACTCCCCATTTTATATATTTTTTCAGTAATCACATAATAGGTTGACACATGGCAAAGCAACAGCCCCGAGAGCAAGAGCAGCAACTCATCTCCCAGATGCTGGAATTTCAGGATGATCCATTGAGCTTTGTTCTGTATGCGTTTCCGTGGGGCAAGGCCAACTCTCCACTGGAGAATGCCAAAGGCCCGCGAGGCTGGCAGGTAGAGGCTTTGACTGAGATGCGAGATCATCTTGCTCGCAACCGCAATAAGACCCGACAGCAGCTAGACCCGGAGCTATTGAAGATTGCAATCGCGTCAGGGCGCGGTATTGGCAAGTCAGCGTTCCTCGCGTGGATTGCGCTGTGGCTATTTAGCTGCGTTCCGAGTTCCACAGTCATTGTATCGGCGAATACCGAGCAGCAGCTTAAATCAACCACGTTCCCGGAGATACGCAAGTGGGCCACGATGGCGATAAACGCGAACTGGTTTGAGCATAATGCGATGTCGCTGCGCCCGGCGGACTGGCTTGTGGCGTCCCTGAAAGCCACTACAGAGTACGATGACGCCTATTGGTACATACAGGCCCGTCTGTGGAGCGAAGAAAGCCCTGACGCCTTTGCAGGGGTTCATAGCCAAAAGGGCATGGCTGTGTTGTTTGATGAGGCTTCTGGTATTCCGTCCGTCATTTGGCCGGTGACGCAGGGTTACTTCACCGATAAAACGGTGCATCGCTTTTGGGTGGCTATATCCAACCCGCGTAATCCGTCTGGTGCGTTCTTCGAGTGTTTCAATGCGAACCGGGATACATGGTGGAATCGCACGGTAGATGCTCGTTCGGTGAATGAGAATGATCAGGCGCTCTACCAGCAGATCATTAAGCAGTATGGAACTGACAGTGACGAGGCTAGGGTTGAGGTCTACGGAATGTTCCCCCGTCAGGGAGACCATCAGTTCATTAGCCGGGGTGAGGTTGATGATGCGATGAATCGAAAGATTGACGCAGACATGGGTGCGCCCTTGCTGATGGGTGTTGATCCTGCGCGGTTTGGAGATGATGAGGCGGTGATTGCGTTTAGGCAGGGTCGGAATGCGGATGTCATTCCGTGGCGCTCTTACAAGAGGTGTTCTACCTCTGAGTTGGCATCAAGCTGTGCGGAGTACATTGATAAGTACAAGCCTGACGGTGTGTTTGTTGAGGGTGACGGTGTTGGAGGCGGAGTGATTGATATCCTGCGAGAGTATGGATACAGAATTATTGAGGTAACGGCGGGCGGCGGTGCTGAGAACAAGGAGACATATGCTAACCATCGAACGGAGTTATGGGGTAGAATCCGCGATTGGCTGCCCGGAGCGTGTCTGCCCGATAACAAGGGGCTGGCAGATGATCTTGCTGCTCCGATGTATGACTACTCGCTCAAGGGTCAGTTAAAGCTAGAGCCGAAAGACCGCATGAAGAAGCGAGGGTATGCCTCTCCCAATAACGCTGATGCGCTAGCAATGACGTTCTCGCGCAGTGTGGCGCGAAAGGATTCAGGTGTTTCACGTCGAGGAATGCGAAAGCGTGTAGCTAAAGGCATGGAGTACTCGGTTATATAGGTGTTGCACAAAAGTGACATTGTTGCTATTGTGCATCAACTGCGTAAAATAAGAGGTGTTGTTATGGGTGGAATCTTTGGTGGGGGCGCTCCCCAACAAGTAGCTGCGGCCCCTTTGCCCCCGACACGTTCAGATGCTGAAGTGCGGGCTGCTGCGCTCGAAGCGCGGCAACGTCGTGCGAGTGCAACAGGACGCGCTGAAACAATTCTTACTAGTCCCCAAGGCGTGACTGAAGATGAACCTATGGCAACCGAACAACTACTGGGTTCAGCATGAAAAACAAGGGCAAGCCGGTAAAGAAGAAGCCACGCGGTACAGCTAAGATGGTTAGTGGATTGGGTATACCCTTGCCAGCAAGCAAAAAGCTCTTGGGATACAAGTAATGGGTGGGGTGTTTAGACCAAGCAGACCAACGCCAGCGCCAGCGCCCGCACCTGTTCAGGTTGCCGCAGTTGTTGCAGAATCTCCTTCTGATGTTTTAGCTCGTCGTAAGAAAGCTGAAGATCGCACGCTTGGCGAAACCACTTCTGCTGGAGACGCGGACAACCCGACTAAATCTTTGCTGGGACAATAGATGGCAAACTCTGTAGCAGAACAAATTATTCGCCGGTACGACAAGCTAGACGGCGGTCTGGGTACGTGGCGCTCCCATTGGGAAGAAGTAGCTGACAGAGTTCTGCCGCGCTACGCATCTACTATGACGGCTGGTGCTGGAGATAGTCAGACACGAGGCGAGAAGCGCACAGAGAAGATGTTCGATAGTACAGCAGCACTTGGCCTTGAGCGGTTTGCTGCTGCAATGGAAAGTATGCTGACACCGCGCAATCAGCAGTGGCACAGGCTTACTACATCTGATCCGTATCTAAACAGAGACCGAGAAACAAAGCTGTGGTTTGAAGAGGCTACGCGGGTTCTGTTTAAGCATCGATATGCCCCTAAAGCAAACTACGCTAGTCAGCAGCACGAAGCCTACATGGGTCTTGGTGCATTTGGCACAGCGGCAATTCTGACAGAGAGAAATGAAAAGGGCGGAGGGCTTCGCTACCGTGCGCTTAATTTGCGTGAGGTTGTGTTTGATATGTCCTCTCAGGGCATCGTTGATACTGTGTATCGAAAATATACCCTCAAGGCCCGCCAAGTCTCTCAGAGAGTTGACAGTGGGTTCTTCACCAACGCGCCGGATACCATCGCGAAGGACATGAAGGAAAACCCAGACAAAGAATACAGCATTATTCATTGTGTTAAGCCGCGTGAAGAAGCCTATGGAACAGGTCGCATAGACTCCAAGGGTATGCCGTTTGCCTCGTACTATGTTCTGGTAAACGAAAAAGAGATTTTGTTTGAGGGCGGCTACAACACATTCCCCTATGCCATCAGTCGGTATGTTACTGGACCCGGTGAAATCTACGGACGTTCACCCGCAATGATGGCCCTGCCTTCGATCAAGGTCTTGAACGAGCAGAAGAAGACAATGCTCAAGCAGGGGCATAGAGTTGTTGATCCGGTTCTGTTGACCCATGATGACGGCATTATTGATACATTCTCTCTGACTCCCGGCGCTATCAATGCTGGTGGTGTGAACGCTTCCGGCCAGCGTCTTGTGCATGAGTTGCCGACTGGCAATCTCGCGGCTGGTCAAGAGCTTATGGACATGGAGCGTAGCGTTATCAACGACGCCTTCCTTGTCAGCTTGTTTCAGATTCTTGTTGAAAGCCCAGCGATGACAGCAACAGAAGTGCTGGAGCGCGCCCGAGAGAAGGGTGCGTTGCTGTCACCGACGATGGGTCGTCAGCAGAGCGAGATGCTGGGACCAATGATCGAGCGTGAAGTCGATCTGCTAATGCGTCAGGAGATGTTCCCGCCTCTGCCGCCAGCTTTGATTGAGGCCGAGGGCGAGTTTGAGATCGAGTATGATAGTCCGCTGACACGCTCACAGCGTGCAGAAGAGGCCGCTGGTTGGCTTCGTACACTAGAGGCGGCTATTGCGTACTCCAACACCACTCAGGACTTGAGTGCGCTAGATCACTTTAATGTAGATGTGATTTATCCTGCACTGGCTGAAATCAATGCGGTTCCAACGTCTTGGATGAACAGCGCAGAAGCCGTGCAAGCAGCCCGTGAGCAGCGCGCGCAACAGTCTCAGATGCAGCAGATGGTTGAAGCTGCCCCAGCGGCGGCTGGAGTTATGAAGGCGTTGCAGTAATGCCAGAAGCAAGTGATTCCGAAAAGTTCCTTACTGAGCGCAAGCGCAACTATCAAGGAGCGTTTAAGGGAGTTGCAGGCAACTTAGTACTAGATGATCTAGCTAAGTTCTGCCGCGCAGATGAAAGCACGTTCCATACTGATCCTCGCGTTGAGGGAGTAATGCAAGGGCGTCGGGAAGTTTGGTTGCGTATCTCCAAACATCTCAATCTTACACCACAAGAACTAATGAGACATTTCAACCCAACAGGAGTCTAATACCAATGACCGAAGAAACCGGGTCCGTAGAAGCGGGCAACCCTGCACCTGACGCAGGTGAAGTAGCAGCAGTTGAAGCCGCGCCTGTATCAGCACCGGCACCAGAGGCCGCACCGGCCTCTCAAGATTGGTTAAGTTCGATTGAAAATACAGAATTGCGTACCCTAGCCGAAACAAAAGGCTGGGATAAAGGTGGACCAGAGAGCGTCCTATCCAGCTATCACAACCTAGAGAAACTGTTCGGTGCCGACAAAGCGGGCCGAGCCGTAGTGCTTCCAGCGCCTGACGCAGACGAAGCAGCAATGAGCGAGTTCTACAACAAGCTAGGCCGACCAGATAAGGCGGACGGCTATGATTTGCCAGTGCCAGAAGGGCAAGATGGTCAAATGGCCGAGTGGGCCAGCGGCGTGTTTCACGAAGCAGGACTAACCGCCAGACAGGCCAAAATTGTCTCTGAGAAGTGGAACGACCATGTAGGTTTGCTTCAACAGGATGGAGAGGCGCAGAACACACAAACGGCTCAGGACGCCGAAGCTGAACTGAAACGTGAGTGGGGCGCGGCTTATGACCAAAAAGTTGTAGGTATCAACCAAGCCGCCACAGCTCTAAACATGACCGAGGAGCATCTTGCGGGCCTGCGTAGTGCAATGGGACCGTCTGCGGCCATGAGGTTTGTCGATGGCCTAGCAGGAAAGATGGGAGAAGCCCCAAACGATACTGGTGGCTTCAGCGAAGGAGTAGCGCTAACTCCGTCTTCAGCAGCTTCTGAACTAAGCAAACTGAGTTTGGACAAAGAGTTCATGGATGCTTGGATGAACAAGAACCACCCAGCACATAACTGGGCTATGGACAAAAAGCAGCGTCTCGCAAAAATGGTAGACGGTGTTGGCGTGTAATTTAACTGTTGCATAATTGCAACGACTGTGACATATTTATCGTAAGCGCACCAATAGGTGTCGAACAGGCGCACCCGTCGATAACCCGTAGGCCGACATATTAGCTCCTTAGTAGTGTGGCCCCGATTTTCGGATAAGCCCGTCTTGCTTTTGTTTTAACGGACAAATGGAGGGCTATCCCAATGTCCAACGAAATTATGAATTGGTCAGTCATTGACTACAAGTCTACAGTGGACCACCTGCTTCAGCAGAAGGGTTCCAAATTCCGCATGTGCGTCATGGAAGAGAGCTTCCAAGGCAAATCAGGCGTTCCAATCAATCAGGTTGGTGCTGTTACCGCTCAAAAGCGCACGACTCGCCACGCTGATACACCGCTTATCGACACCCCTATGGATCGCCGTTGGGTATACCCGACCGATTACGAATGGGCTGATCTAATCGACGACCAGGACAAGCTGCGGATTATCGCTGATCCGACCTCGCCTTATGCCATTAACGGCGCATATGCACTTGGTCGCGCGATGGATGATGAAGTAATTGCAGCTTTCACAGGCACCGCAAAAACCGGCGAAGACGGCGGCACATCTACTGCTCTCCCAGCAGGACAGACTGCCGGAACAACCGCTGGTGGCATGACCATCGCAAAGTTGCGTGAAGCTATGCAGCTTCTCATGGCTGCGGAAGTTGATGTGGACAACGAGGAACTGTATTGCGCTATCGGCGCACAGCAGCATGACGATCTTCTGGGACAGACTCAGGCCGTCAGCCTTGATTACACCAACAAGCCCGTCTTGGTTGACGGACGCATTAAGGCTTTCATGGGCTTTAACTTTGTTGACAGCCAGCGCCTTGCCCTCTCCGGTACGGATCGAACTGCTGTTTGTTGGGCCAAGTCCGGCGTAACTCTTGGTGTCTTCAATGACATTGAGGCAAAAATCACTGAACGTGACGACAAGTCTTATGCCACTCAGGTTTATGTCAAAGGTACTTTTGGCGCGACCCGTTTGGAAGAGAAAAAAGTTGTCGCCATTACTTGCTCGGAGGCTTAAACAATGGGTACATCATATTCAGTACAAAAGACGAAGTGGGACCAAGATGTTCCATCTACGAAAATCAAGACAAACGAAAACGCTGGACGGGTTCGTATCGCTTATGGACTTTTTGAGGCTGCTTCTACCGCAGTTGGCGATATCCAGATGTTCAACCTTCCGAATGGTGCGCGTATCCTTTCGGGCGAGTTGGTACATGACGCTCTTGGCGGCTCCACCACAGCTTCTGTAGGCCACGCGGCTTATAAAAACGCTGCTGGTACTGTCGTTGCTCTTGATGTTGACGAGTACAAAGCGGCAGCAGCCTCTACAGGCATTGTTACGGTTGACATTGCTGCCACTTCTGCCCTTGGCCGTAACAGTGTTGTTGATGCAGACGATGTTGGTATTCCCATCACCGTTGTAACGGCGGGCGCTGCGGCTACTGGCACCATCGAGTTGACGATGCTGTATGTTGTTGACTGATTAAACTAGGTAACTAGAGGGGAGCGCGTTGCTCCCCTCAAAGCCTACTGGGAGAATATGAATGGCTAATCGTACTTATGATGTTTCTGGAATCGGAGACATGAACGCAATTGCCGGGTCTAATGCTGGATCAGTGACCAACGATGTTAGTATCGTTATTAAAGAAGGCGCAGATCGAGACAATGTTGTTGTAGCAATTAACGCCGTTGCAGACCTAATCGCAGGCAACCAAATCATTATTAATTAACGGGGCTAGACATGCCCAGCACAGTTGATATCTGTAACCTTGCGTTGCAACGGCTTGGGGCAAAGCCAATCTCGTCACTGTCTGATGACAGTACTGCTGCTCGTGAATGCAACCGTGTTTACGATCATGCTAGGGATAGTGAATTGCGCTCGCATCCGTGGAACTTTGCACGTAAGCGGGCATCACTAGCTGCGTCCAGCACTGTTCCTGCGTTTGGTTATAATTTGCAGTATCCTCTACCGGCGGATTTTTTGCGTTTGCTTCCCACAGCGGAACAGGATGATTTTCAGATTGAAGACGGCAACATCCTAACGGACGACACTGCTCCATTAAAGGTCACATACATATACCAACAGACAGACCCTAATGCGTTTGACCAAACGTTTGTTGACTTGCTGGTATCTCGCATTGCAATGGATTTAGTAGAAAAGCTCACGCAATCAAATCAGAAGCTAATTGCTGCACAAAACCGATATGTCGCGTCTCAGCGTGAAGCACGCAAGGTCAACGCTTTTGAGCGGACGGCACAAGTGCCGCCAACCGATAGCTGGATTACGGCGAGACTTTAGATGGCCCGTGTAGCAGCCATACAGTCTAACTTTAACGGCGGCGAGATGTCGCCGTTAGTCTATGGTAGACCTGACCTTGGCAAGTATACGACCGGCCTTAAAACTTGTCTAAACTTTATTCCTCTGTTGCAGGGTCCAGCACAGCGTAGGCCCGGAACAGGGCACGTTGTTGCAG